ATTGAGTCTATAGGACAGAAAAGTTTTATAAATAAAGTAAAGAAGATATCACAAAAGACTACTGGTAAGTTAATTGTTAAAGAATATCCTACAGCATCCGCTCATGTAGGTCATTTTAGGGCATTACTTAATGAACTCAAGTTGAAGAAGAACTTTGTACCAGATATCATCTTTATTGATTATCTTAATATATGTGCATCAAGTCGAATTAAAGGGTTAGGAGGTTCTGTTAATACCTATTCTTATATTAAATCGATTGCAGAAGAACTGAGAGGTTTAGCTGTAGAATTTGATGTACCTATTCTCTCAGCAACACAAACAACAAGATCTGGGTTCTCTAACTCTGATGTAGGTCTTGAAGACACTTCTGAGTCATTTGGACTTCCAGCAACAGCAGACATGATGTTTGCACTAATATCAACAGAAGAACTCGCCAATCTAAACCAGTTAATGGTTAAACAACTAAAGAATCGTTATGCTGATATCGGTACTAATAAACGATTTGTTATAGGTGTTGATAGGCCTAAAATGAGATTATATGATGTTGAAGCATCAGCACAAACATTAATTCAAGTAGATCAAGGAACAAGTAATAATCATATTCCTACACAAAAAACATTAGATACTGAAGGATTTAAATTTTAATTATGAAAGGAGATAAAATGAAAGCAGAATATATAGATCACATGGGTGATGATATTTCAGTTGTTAACTCAGCTAGAGTATCCTTTAATAAGACATCAGAAGGTGTGGGTGTAGATGACTATGTGGATGAGAAGGATGAGAATGGATTATGTACGTTATCTGCATTTGTTCCTATCTTGAAAGAAGGTGATAAGAAACTGATTAACTTTCTAGCAAAGCATAACCATTTCACCCCATTCACGCATGCTACTGTTACTATGAGAGAAACAGTACCTATCTTTGTAGCACGACAACGTTTTAAACACGTTATAGGGTTTAGTTATAATGAGATATCTAGAAGGTATGTATCAGATGAACCTAGGTTTCATGTTCCTAAGAATTGGAGATATAGACCTGAGAATGTTAAACAAGGATCTTCTGATACAGAGTTTGTCACTACCTTTAAGAATGATATAGATTATATCTGGAATCTAGAAACATCAGATTCTATTTCAGATAATTACCAAACATATCTTATTAAAGCAAAACAACTATACACAGAGATGTTAGAATCCGGTGTATGTCCTGAGCAAGCACGTATGGTTCTTCCACAGTCTATGTTAACTGAATATTATGTAACAGGATCATTAATGGCGTGGGCAAGAGCATATAATTTAAGGAAGAGTCCTACAGCACAGTTAGAGATTCGTGAGTTAGCTAATCAATGGGATAGGGTAATGTCAAAACTATATCCTATATCATGGGAAGCATTAACTTCAAAATAAATGAAAATAGTTCTTGACATTCTATTAAGATATTGTTATAATAAAGTATAAGAGTTAGAAAAGGAGGTAAAGATGCCAAATACATACCTAGTAATTGAAGATGTTCTTAAAAAATGGAAAGTAAAGGAAGATATTGGTCAACCTGAATACAATACAGCCGCTGTAGAGCAACATAAAAAGGATAATGATATCTTTGAACTGTTCTATGGATATATCGCATTTAAAGTAACAAGTAACAGAGGAATACTATGAGTGAATGGGCAAAAGAATTTATAATGAAACATACAGCCGCTGGCCTACATAGGTGGGCGTTTTGGGTTGAAGGTATAATAATTGGTTTTGTAGTGGCAACACTATGGAATTAGACAGAGGAAAAGTATGACTTTAGAAATAGCATTTATATTATTATTAGTAGTGGCATGTTATTTTTCATGGAAGTGGGGAGAAGAAGAAGGGAGTCTAGAAGGAATAGAGGTGGGAGTTTATTCTACACTACATAATCTAGAATCAAGTGGTGTTATAAAAGTAATAAACTATGATGATGGCGGGTCTATCATTAAAGCTATGTCATTTACAGAACTTCATGTAAGTGCCAATGGAGATACAAAAACTATTATTAACAGTAAAGAGGATTCTATATGCGAGGAAAAGAAGTAATTGCAGACTGGACATCAAAAAGATGGCATTCGTCACATAATTGGCATACTGGTACGGGTAGGTTTATTAAACGACTTTTAAACAAAAAAAGTCGCAGAGAATGTAAAAAAACACTTGACAATTACGACACAATGTAGTATACTATAGTTATGGTATTTAGTTTTATTGATAAGAAAATCACATTCGACCCTACACTAACATTACAATGGTTTGTTAGTGTTGGGGTCTATATTTTCGTTACTGTAATAGGAGTATTATAGAATGGCAAAGTTATTTAAAGTAAATGATTGGGTAGCAGCGTATGATTTTGAGCCTATGCCTAATCGGGAAGATGCCTATGTGGCAGGTATTATTACTGAAGTAAAAGAGTCTACATACGTTATTAAAGTGAAAAAAGACACTATGTTTCCAGAAGGATCTAGAACTGTAGTAGAGGCACCCAAACAAGATAAGATGTTATGGGATTTTGAAGATAGAATTAGAGCATGGCCGTTTAAGGTAAATACGGAAATTGATGAATTGATGAAAAGAGGTTATAATGACGAAATATAAAAATGATGTAAAGTTTTGGATGTTAAATATGTTTGTGCCTTTTCTACTTGGGTTTGTGTTAATGGCAACTCTTATAGTTCCTAGACCTGGATGTGCATCACATCCTCATCCAGAGGTAGAGCCTACAAAGCTTAATATAAAGAAATCCTTTGTATCTCTATTATCAACAATGGAGAATGGGTTAAGAACTAATAAGATTGATGAAGAACGACTGAGGTTGGACTTCGCTGATATCTTAAAGGAAGTTAGAACTCAAATTATTAAAAGTCCTTAGGGACTTTTTTTTTGACTTCTATAATAGTATAAATAACTATTAATGTATTAAATAATATGAGAACTAAAGATGCGCACATTTAAACAACATATAATAGAAGCAAAGAATACTCATATGACACACATTGAAGACCTTGTTCTTGATGGTGGTGTTGAGGGAACTAGAGCGGCTATTAATGCACTAAGAGCACTCCGTGATATGTTAGCAGGTACGTCATCAGGTTCTCATTCTGTCACAGTTAAGTGGGATGGAGCTCCCGCGGTATTCGCAGGTACTGACCCCACGGATGGGGAATTTTTCGTTGCTAAGAAAGGTATCTTTAATAAGAACCCTAAGGTATACAAATCACATAATGATATTGATAATGATACATCAGGTGATCTATCTGATAAATTGAAAATAGCATATACAGAACTAAAGAAGATCGGTATTAAAGGTGTTATACAAGGTGATATTATGTTCACTAAACCCGATCTAAAAGCAGAAACTATTGATGGTGAGAAATATATTACTTTTCATCCTAATACTATTGTATATGCTATACCTAAAGAACAAGCCTCTGATGTACTAAATGCTAAGATAGGTGTTGTATGGCATACCTCTTATACAGGTGATTCCTTTGAGAATATGACAGCATCATTTGGTGTTAATATATCTTCTCTAAAGAAAGTTAAATCTGTATGGTCTAAATCCGCTAACTTACCTAATCTGACAGGTATAGCTACACTATCTAAAAAAGATACAACTACTGTTACTCAGTTCTTATCTAATGCAGGTACTATATTCAGACAAATATCTTCATCTATATTAAAAGAAGTATCTGATAATAAAGAAATTAATATGGCTATTAACACCTTTAATAATACAAAGGTACGTCAAGCAGAAAAGATAATCGATGCTGATAGTCATGTTAAAGAATTGATGAACTGGATACAGAAACGATATCAGAAAGATATTGATAAGTTAAAAAGTGATAAGGGTAAAGAAAGAAAGACTAAGCAATTAGAAGATGTAATGAAGTTCTTTTCTTCATCTAATAAGAAAGGTTTGACTTTAATGTTTGATCTACAGAATGAGTTAGTAGCAGCTAAAGAAATGCTAATTACACAATTATCACAGGTTCAGAATACAAAGACTTTTGTTAAGACATCAAAGGGATTTAAGGTAACAGGTGCTGAAGGTTATGTGGCTATTGACAACTTAACAGGTGGTGCTGTTAAATTAGTTGATAGGATGGAGTTTTCTACTAATAACTTCTCCGCTGATATAATCAAAGGTTGGCAAAAGTAATTTATATAAATATAATAGACTAATAAATATACAGAGGCTTAATACACATGAAATATTCATTTAACCAGGTTCAAGACCTATTAGAAAAAGCAAAGGACTATGAAACCTTTTTAGCTAAAGCAATGAAGAAGTTCAAGATTAAAGATATTGGATCTTTAGATGATAAAGAAACTACAAAGTTCTTTGATTGGATTGATAAGAATTGGAACGCAAAGAATGAAGAAGTTCAAGAAGTAGATGAGGTTTTATCTATACAGGGTCGTAGAAAGATGGGCCGTATAATGAAAAAGAATGCTAAGAAGAATGCACGTGCTAGGAAAATATCAATGTCCAGAAGAGCCTCTATGGATAAGATAAAAGATAGAGCTAAAAAAGCAGCAATTAAACAAGTTAAAGCAACATTAACACAAGGTAAAGATTTATCTACTTTATCACAAGCTGCCAAAGAAGCATTAGAGAAGCGAATGAAAAAGAAGCAAGGACTGATTGATAAACTAGCTCGAAAGCTTATACCTCAAGTTAAAGCAGCTGAGAAAGAAAGATTAGCTAATAGAAATAAAAAATAAACAGACATCTAGGAATCCTTATGATTAAGTCGTTTAGAGAATATATAACAGAAGTTAAGGATGATAATGTAACATTCTCGTTTGGTAGATTTAACCCACCTACTACAGGTCATGAGAAGTTATGTAATGCTGTAGGTAGAGTATCTAAAGGAGACAAGTACTTTATATATGCCTCACAGTCATCAGATGCTAAAAAGAATCCTTTAGAATATACTACTAAGATTAAATGGATGCGTAAAATGTATCCTAAACATGCAAGAGCTATTATCCTAGATAAGAAAATAAGAAATGTATTTGATATCTGTGTGTCACTCTATGATAAAGGATATCGTAATGTTACAATGGTAGTAGGTTCTGATAGGATACAAGAGTTTGAAGCATTAATTGCTAAGTATAATGGTAAAGAAGCCCGACATGGGTTCTACGATTTTACTAAGATATCAGTAGTATCCGCAGGTGATAGAGATCCTGATGCTGAAGGTGTTGAAGGTATGTCTGCATCTAAAATGAGAGCAGCTGCAGTATCTAATAACTTTGAACAGTTTCAATTAGGTATACCTAAAGGATTTAAAGACGCACAAAAGTTATTTAATGATGTACGAAAGGGTATGGGATTATCTGAATCTAAAAAGTTTAGACGTAATATTACGTTTAAACCCGATCCAGAACGGGATGCTTATATAACAGGTTCTTTATATAATGTAGGTGATAATGTAGCAATGAAGAATGTCACTGAGGATGGTAATATAACACTATTAGGCCCTAATTATGTTATAGTTGAGGGTAATGTTTCATCAAAAAAATACCGTAAATGGATATCAGATATAAGGATAATTTTAAATGGCTAATACAGGCCCAGACCATAGACGATTGGATAGAATAGAAGAAAAGATAGATAAAGTTGCTGACCTACTAATTGCGTTCGCTCGTACTGAAGAAAAGGTTATAGGGCTGGAAGAAGATAAAAGAGATGTAATGAAGTCTATTGATGAAATAGAAGATAGAATAGTAGCACTTGAGAAATGTGTAGGTTTAAATACAAGAACTGTTGATTCAGTACATAAATTAATCTGGGTTGCGATGACTGCGATTATAACAGGGTTTCTTACTTATATACTAGCGTGGAGTCCTTAATATACTAAATGAATATAAATGAAGATAACTTAATATTATATGCAGCTAGACATTATGAAAATCATCATTCTAATAATACTTCTGACTTTTACTCAGATTTAAAACGGGTAAAGTATATAAAGACATTATTTAAAAGGTATTTTGAGAATGACGATCTTCAAGAGAGATTGATACTAAATCATATTATTATATTCTGTAATGTATTTGGAGTGGAGTGTGGTGTTAACCTATTATTCTTTAAGATACATTATAGGTATTACCCTACATTAAAATCATTCTTGTTATTTCTTAATTATATAACAGATGATACAAAAATAGAAATACCACTAGATCCTATAGTGGTTAATAAGTTAAGAGAGATATAAATGAGTAAAACAATCGACCTTATATACACATATAGATTCATTAAGATTCTTACTACATCATGGGAAGATATGGATGCGTTTAAAGAAGGTATTATAGATGACGAGGGTAAACAGCTTAAAAAGTTAAGAGATCTTAAATCTTCAGATGAGAAATACGCATATACTTATTTCCATCGGATGGTATTTAATGTTAAAAGACTTCTAGAGAAATTACCGGGTGGTGATTCTAAGATTGCATCATATGCAGCTGCATTATTTCTTATTAAAGAAGAAAGAAATATTACAGAAGTTGAAGCTTTTAAATATCTAAAAGAAGATGTAATAGGTAATTCAGTAGGTGCCGATAACGTAGATATGACACCAGGAAAACCTAAAAAGAAACCAGACAAATTTAAACTCTTTACAGTTCCATCTAAAGTATTCCGTAGATTTGATAAAAGAAGATCTAAGTTTGAGAGATGGTCTAGGTATCTTAATCTTCAAGATGAGACTCAACAGGAACTATATCATTATGCTAAAACTAAACCAATGAATACAATCATTCTTAAAGATGATACAACAGGAGCTATGAGATCTATACAGAGAGGTAGGTAATACATTATACTATGAAAAAATATAAAGAAGAGAAAGACGAATGGAGTTTGGAAGATACTAAGTTCAGACAGAAACGTAAGAATAAGAACTCCAAGAAAATAAAAAGAACCAAACCTAGAAAATCAGGATCTTGGGAGTAAATAATTAAGTATATATAACTATATCATTAATATATAATTAGGAGTTACCACTTTGAATTTGACTGAGCAATCATTAAAACTACTTAAAGATTATTATATGAGGGAGTATGAAAAAACTCCTGAAGAAGCATTTGAAAGAACATCATACGCATTCTCCGATGGAGATACAGAGCTAGCAGAACGTATATATTCCTATGTACTAAAAAACTGGTTTATGTTCTCATCACCAATACTATCTAAC